TGGGCGATATTGTACCCGCGCAGCGGAGAGGAAACCTACTAAATATTAGTTAACACTTATAGAGGACAGTAAAATGCCAATAGGACCAAGAGGAGAAAGCCTACCGTATCCCGGTGATCCAGGATATATGGGAAACGGGCGAGATATAGACCCAATGGTGGGACAGAATGGCCTTCCCGGAGGCCCACAATTTGATCCCAGTGCGGGACAAGTAGGGGCGGGAGGTCAGCAAGAACGTCTTAATCAGCTATTAGAAGCTCGTCAGATGATAGATCAGGAGATTGCTGCTATTGTTGGTGGCCCTCCAGGTACAGAGAATCTGGATATGCTTCCTCCGCCCCCTATTGATCCAATGGCTCAGATGTTCCCAGAGGACATGATGGCTCAGGGTGGGCTACCTACAGGAGCAGTCCCAGGAGAAGTCCCAGGGATGGCTCTTCCGGGCCTTCTGGGTGGTCAGTATGCCTAGTATGGACCCTAATGTGCTGAAGCTGCTTGAAATACGGCGAATGATCGATGCTAAACTAGCTGAAATAATGGGGGTACCTACTGACCCTGACGCAGAGCCTTCAGACGTATTTCCTTCTGGTCCTGTATACCCTCAGACTGAGCGGTCCAGGATTCCGGGAAGGGAGTCTGGAATGGGTGGGGTGGATAGACATCCTCCATTGCCCAAGCCTACGGGGTTGTTGGTCTAATGGCAGAAAAGCTAACTGTAGAGGAGATATTGGCGTTGGCTAGACAGGTATTGGTCACCGTAGGAGCTTCCTCTGGAGGGCAATTTAATCTTTCAAATACGTACCAAGAAAATAAAGATTGGATGGCGGATAACCCCGGATTATTGACCCCGGCGGTAGTGAGTGCTGTTCATCAAACTCCTGTTGGACAACATCCGCAAGTAATAAGCGCTATCATAGATCAGGCTGCACCTAGACTTACAGACAAACCTCTGGGTCTAGCTAGGGATCAGATCGCTGGGGGATTTCTAAAGGGAATGGGGAAGAAAACTCCTCTCTGGAATTTAGGAGCAACTAAGGAATTAGCTAAAATTGTTAGCAGGGAGGTAGAGGATCGCAGGGTTGGTAACTTTGGTGGCGCTCAGGGGTTATGGACATGAGAACTGACAAATGAGTGAGTTTGAGAAAAGAGCGCTTGTGGCCCAACTTATGGCGAGTGGGACTAGTGGCCCTATAGCAGCCTATATCATGAGTGGTGGCATGGGGTCAAGGCAAGCTCCGGGCCCACTCGACCGTTTCGGAGGAAAGCTAGGGTATTTTATGAGCTCTCTCTTTGGCAAAAAGGAAAACGAGTTGCGTAAGAGGTATAGAGGAAAGCCGCCTCTCCCTAGAGTTACAGGAGCAAGAGTGGGGGGTTTACTGGGGCATTATATTGATCCTGATAAGATTGGACCACAATGAGAACTGATAAACAAGAAGCCTTTATAGAGTCCTACTGTTTAACGGGAAACGCCGCTAAAGCTGCTGAAATGGCAGGCTATTCACCGAAAGCCTCTAAACAGAAGGGATACTCCCTGAAGAAGCAATTCGCCCATGAGATAGCCGAAAAGACTCGTGAGATGATGGCTGATGCTGTTCCTGGGGTTTTAGCTAAACTACATGAACTTATAGAGGAGTCCTCTTCTGACGCCGTTAAACTAGGCGCTATAAAAGACTTCCTCGACAGGGCAGGCTTAAAGCCTGTGGAGAGAGTAGAACAACAGGTATCACATGTTGAGAATGCCTCTCTTGATGAACTGAAACGAGAACTTGAGGCTTTAACAGGCTCCTCGAAACCAGAAGAAATTCCGGAATTAATGAATTGATATGGCTGGGTTATTGCAGTCAGAAAAGAAGAAGGAGCCAAGTCAAAATGGGTTGCTTAGTGTGGATGTCCCCCAAGAATTTGGCGAGTTTCAGCACGAAACCTACAGGTACGGAAACCCTCCTCCTACACTAAAACTGGCTATGCTCAGATACCCTGATGCAGCCCATGTTGTTGATCTGGGTACGCCACAACCCTCAAGACCAGAGTACGGCTGGGATCTAAGGGGAAGAGCGGGTCATGCGGATACTGGTAGCACTATAGGTGAGGTTGTAGAAAGGCTGGGGTATAGCTCTCCCAGAGAATACTATGACGACCAAAAGAAGAGAGACAATCTAAGGGAAGGTCTTTCCTACGAGGACTGGATGGCAACAGCCAAACCCCTAGCCGAGAATGAACGCTACATTACTGGGGTTGCTCAATCGTATAACCCGCTAAGACCTAACATGTGGCAACATGAATTCGCTCATCTTGGTCAATTGGATATACCTGAATCTAAGGGAGGAAAAGAGTTCCGACAACGGATGCGGGATATCATATACCCTAGTCTTAGGCACCCGGAAGAAATTGAGGATGACATAGAGTATTTAGAAGAGGCTGGTTATGTGTTAGGTGGGGAAGATTGGATGCAGCTATACGAAAATACTAGGCTAGAGGATGAGTACGCTAACGAGCAGCTAAGGTTGATGGGTAAGACCCCCGGAGGAGAGCCTAACTTTCAAGTCCTTACAGATTGGTTAGAGGGCGGAAGAAATAAGGAAGGCTATAAAGAGGTGCTATTACAGCGACGAAAAGAAAGTCTGCCAGGTCTTTTGGGTTGGTGGCACACCGCGATAGGGATTAAAGATGACATAATGGAGGCATTCGACTGATGCCTATTCAACGCTGTACCCTGAAAACCGGAAAGAAAGGCTGGAAGTGGGGGAAGTCTGGTAAATGCTATTCGACAAGAGCCGGAGCAGAGAGGCAGGGCAGGCTAACTATCCCAGTAAGAAAAAGTAATGGCTGATTATAGTAAAATTCAACCGATGCACTTGACAGGCCCGGAACTTTATTATGATCGGCCACTCACTGGGCCTAATATTTTTGGGTTTAAATTAAGCTCCGACAATCCTTGGCAAGATGAAAAGAACCAGAGAAGACTAGCAAAACTAATATTTGGTGCGATGGGTGGTGGTGGACTGTTATCCCTTGGTTTTAAAGCACAAGATTATTTAAACCCTTGGGGCGACCCCGCTCATAAGTCTGAGGAGACAAAGGAGAAGGAGAGGCTGGCAGACATAGAGTCTAGGGATGATTATCCCGCTATAGCGAGAGAAAGAAAAAGACTGTATGCGCTAGCAACGCGCTTAAACCGTCCGGCTGATTGGGCTCGATTAAGGGCTTTCGACAAATATGCCTGATAGACAGTCCATTGAAAAAGCTGTAGAGATAGCCCGTGAGATAAGGATTAGGGAAAGGTTCAATAAGATTGACTTCTACGATCCCTATCCCTATCAGAAGAACTTTCATGATACTGGAGGTTCTGCTAACCAACGGCTTTTGATGGCTGCTAACCGCATAGGAAAAAGTTATTGCGGAGCCGCAGAACTTGCTTTCCATGTAACTGGCCTGTACCCAAAGTGGTGGAATGGTCGTAGATTCACGCAGCCTATAGTTGCTTGGGCTGGTGGTATCTCAAATGAAACAACACGAGATATTGTCCAATACGAATTATTGGGTTCCCCTGATGACCCCGAAGCCTTCGGTTCCGGTTCGATACCGAAAAAACTAATAATAAAAACCGAAAGGAAGCCAGGTGTCCCTAACGCCAAATCGGTCGCTCTAATCAAGCACGTTAGCGGTGGGAACTCTTCTTTATTCTTTAAAGCCTACGAGATGCAAGTGGAGAAATGGCAAGGTCGTTCAGTTGATTGTATATGGCTGGATGAGGAGCCAAGCAGGGAACTGTACTCACAGGCCGTGACTAGAACCCTGGATCGGAACGTTCACGCCTGAAGCTGGCATGACTGAGACAGTCGCCTCGTTCATGAACAACCTACAGGCTGGACAATCTCTGACAAATGCGACTTGGGATGATGCTTCAGAGAAGATATTTTCCATGCAGGGTGAGAGAGGGCATCTCAATGAGTCTGTCATGGAGCAGATTTTAAGTTCTTATAGCCCTCATGAAAGGGAGATGAGGCGATACGGAAGACCATCTATTGGTTCAGGATTAGTTTTCCCGTTAGGCGAAGAAAAGGTGATGGTCGATCCTATGGAGATAAAATCCCATTGGCCTAGAATAGCAGCAATAGATTTTGGGTGGGATCATCCCACGGCTGTAGTTTGGTGTGCGATGGATAGAGATGAGGAAATGTTTTATGTGTACGACTGTTATAGAGCGTCTAAGGCAAGCCCTTCCGTCCACGCCCAAATTATACGAAATAGACCTAATTTTATCCCCGTTGCTTATCCCCATGACGGCAATAGACGAGATTCTATGGGTAATCCCGGTCTGGCTGACCAGTACCGTAATCTAGGTTGCAATTTCCTCTTGGAGCATTTTACCAATCCTCCGGCATTGGGGAATAACAAAGGCTCTAACTCTATAGAGGAAGGATTAATGGCTATGCTACAGTCTGTAGAGGCTGGTAAATTCAAGGTATTTTCCACTCTATCGGATTGGTTTGAGGAGTTCAGAATGTATCACAGAAAAGAGAATAAGGTGGTTGCTCTACGGGATGACCTTATGAGCGCAACAAGGTACGCATTCCAATCCCGGAGATTTGCCGTTGCTGGCGAAGACCCATCTTGGACTGGGGATGTAATATATAGGAACTATGGAATCGTTTAATGGCTAAAGATAAAATTACCGAAGAAGAACTTGTTACGAGAATTCGTGGGGAAATTACGAGTTCTTTGGGGTATATGGGGGATACAATATCCCAGCAAAGGGAACAGGCTATGCAGTATTACTATGGTCTTCCTTTTGGTAACGAGGTTGAAGGACGATCTCAGTTTGTAGACACAACGGTCGCTGACACAATAGAATGGATTAAGCCCTCCTTGATGAGAGTTTTTGCCTCCGGGGATGATATGGTAAAATTTAATCCAGTCGGCCCCGAAGATGTAGAGATGGCTTCTCAAGCCACAGATTACGTAAATTATGTTTTCACCCGTGATAACCCAGGATGGGAAATTCTTTACTCTTGGTTTACTGATGCGTTATTAAGTAAGAATGGTATTGTCAAAGTATGGTGGGACGAGATTGTTAAGCATGAACGGGAAGAATATCAAGGTTTGGAAGAGCTTGAGCTTTCTTATTTAATATCAAATGACTCAGTTGAGGTAGTAGAGCATACTGAGTATGAGGTAGATGGAGTTTTTAAGCATGATATTGTTTTAAAAAGAAAGGTAACTGATGGTAAAATTAGGATAGAAAATGTACCCCCTTCAGAATTCCTAATAGCTAGAGAATCTAAAGATATTCAGGACTCTAGGTTTGTTTGTCATCGAGTATTAAAAACTTTATCGGAACTAAGAGAGATGTTTCCTGATGAAGATTTAAGCCCCGATGAGCTGGGTGGGGGTGATGACGATATGCTGGCCTTTTCCGGGGAGCGCTTGGAAAGATATAAGTATGATGAATCAGCTGAATATTGGGAGGGCTGGGGGAACGATGGTACAGGCAATGAGGAAGGCTTACGCACTTACTGGTTACATGAAAGTTATTTAAAGACAGATTGGGATGGTGATGGAATTACTGAACTAAGAAAGGTTTGTACTGTCGGTAGCAAAGTATTGGAGAATGATGCCGTAGATCTCATCCCTTTCATTTCTATAACCCCAATTAAAATCCCACATAAGTTCTTTGGGCTGTCTGTTGCTGATCTAGTCATGGATCTTCAGTTAATTAAGAGCACCATGCTACGAACGCTCCTAGACAACGCTTATAACCAGAACTATGGAAGATATGCCGTATTAGAGGGGCAGGCGAATCTCGATGATCTGCTCACCCAAAGACCGGGTGGGATAGTTAGAGTTAAATCCCCCAACGCCGTAATGCCCCTCCCTACTCCCGCTTTGGAGCCTTATTCGTTCCAAATGCTTGAGTACCTTGATGGTGTGAGAGAGTCTAGGGCTGGTGTCAACAAATACTCCCAAGGATTGAATGATAATGCTCTTACTTCTCATACTACTGCTACTGCTGTTAATTCTGTAATGACCGCTGCCCAATCTAGGGTAGAACTTATTGCCAGAAACTTTGCAGAGACAGGGGTAAAGGATTTGATGAAGACGATCTATATGCTGCTTCAAAAGAATCAGGATAAGAAAAGGGTTATTATGTTACGAAATCAGTGGATTCCTATCAGACCTGATTCTTGGAGAGATTCCTTTGATTGTACTGTATCTGTCGCTCTTGGTAATGGAAATAAAGATCAGCAGATGCAACACCTTGTAACAATGCTACAGTTTGCTGGTGATGCGATGAAGGGTGGGTTAAGTATTGTAAACCAGAAGAATATGTATAATATGGGGGCAGCCCTAATAAAGAATATGGGCTTTCAGAATGTTAGTGATTTTCTTACTGATCCAGATGAAGTTCCCCCACAGCCTGACCCAGAACAGCAGATGAAGGAAATGGAAATGCAACTCAAGCACAAAGAACTTGAGATAAAGGCAGCCGACATACAAGTTAAGCAACAGAAGATTCAACAGGTCGCCACGGCAGATGCGGTAGATGCACAACTGAAAATAGAAGAACTAAACCTTGAGCGGGAACAGAATAGGGCCGTAGCAATAGGAGAAACGTAATGGCTTTCATTGCAAAAGTAGGTAAGTATTATTCCAGTGGGATGAAGGGGACTACTATCCCCCCTAAGATACCAATCCCCGAAGGACAGAAAATAAAAAAAGATCCCTTGGGTGGTCTGTCTGAAGAAACAAAAAAGCTAGAAGTAGCCTCCCAGACTCCTGAACAAAGAAAGTCTCGTCGTACTAGACGTTTCCATATGTTGTCCAGAAAGAAATTAACATAGGGAACTTGAAAACAAGTAATGGATCAAGAACAACGGGAACGTCGCGCCCAATTATTAGTAGACGACGAGTTATTAAATGAAGCATTTGATGCTTTAAAAGAAGATTTAATGAGCCGCTGGTCGAATAGCGGTTCGACAGATTTGGAGGCCAGGGAATCTATCTGGCTTGCAATGCGACTGCTTGACCGAATTCGTAGTCATCTAATATCCATTATAGAAACAGGACAGATGAACAAGATTCTTGACAAGCAACACCCATATATCTGACAAGAGGAATTTAATTATGGCGGATACGCAACTAGCCCCGCAACCAACGGTTCAGCCGTTGCCAGAGTTACCCGGTAGTGTAAGGGAAGCTCAAGAAGCATTACTTGGGATAATGGAACCTGAAGAGGAAACCCCAGAAACCGAGGAAGCACAACCTACCGAAGAAGAAGAGTCTCAACCCATAGGGGAAGACAAATCATTTGAGGAGGAAACCGAAGAGGAAACCGAAGAGGAATCTGAGGAAGAGTCTGAGGAACCCGATGAAGGAAGTGAAGAGACACTTTATGCTGTTACCGTAAATGGTGAAGAGCAACAAGTTACCCTCGATGAACTTATGAGCGGTTATAGCCGCCAATCGGATTATACTCGAAAGACGCAAGATGTAGCCAAAGAGCGAAAGAAAATGGAGGAATTGCAAACGCATCACGCCTCCGAAATAAACCAAGCTAGGGCAGAGCGTCAGCAGTACCTTGAGTCGTTGAATAAGATTATTGGAAATACTGCATCAAATCTTGATAAGTTTGCAAATATCGATTGGGAATCACTAAAAGATAGTGATCCCATAGGATACGTGACCAGGAAAGAAGAGTTTAGGGAAGCGCAAGAAAAAGTCCAAGCAATGCAACAAGAGCATTATGTAGCTCAACAAAGGCAACTTGAAGACCAGAATAATATGCGTAACACAGCCTTGCATGAAGAGAATAAACGTTTAGAAGACGTTCTCCCTGAATGGAGTGATCCCGATAAACAGAAGAAACTTGTTTCTACTATTCGGAATTATGCTGTAGAACAGGGGTTCTCTGAGCAAGAGCTAAACTCTTTGGTAGATCATAGGTCTTTGATTGTCCTTATGAAGGCCCAAAGATATGATGCTATGCAAAATTCAGATGTAAAATCTAAAAAATTAAGGAATAAACCTCAAGTTATTCGTTCTGGAAAAGGAGTAACTAGGAGTTCTAGCGACAAAAGTAAACGTACTGCACAAATGAAGCGTCTTCAACAGTCAGGCCATATTAAAGATGCGTCTGCATTGTTTGAGGATTTCGTAGAAATATAATAAAGGAGAACTAGATGACAGTTCCTACAAATACTAGAACGGTCTATGGTGCTATAGGCATCAGAGAAGATCTTAGTAATATCATCTATAACATTTCCCCAACTGAAACACCCTTCTTAAGTGGTTGTGGTCGAGAGACTGCTGACAATACTTTCTTTGAGTGGCAAACCGACGATCTTACTACAGCGGCCGCTTCGCGTTCGCTTGAAGGTAATGATCCAGAGTCTTTGGCTGTTGCAGAGCCTACTCGCGTTGGTAACTACACGCAGATCAGTGTCAAAGCGGTTCAGACTTCAGGTACTGCAGAGGCGGTCGATTTTGCTGGACGCCGCAGTTCGCAAGCGTATCAGTTGGCCAAACGTGCTAAAGAAATGAAGCGCGACATGGAAAAAATGTTAATGGATAACGTAGAGCGTAATGTCGGCGCAGCTGGCACTGCAAGAATTACAGCAGGGCTAGGCGCGTGGGTTGGCGCTAATTATCACTCACTAGGCAGCGCTCCTTCCCCACCGGGATTGGGTTCCGCTTGTACGGGTAACGGTACTGATAAAACTTCCGATGCGACCTCAACGGGTACGTTGACGGAAGCGGGTATGAAGACTGTTATCGCGGAGTGCTTTGACAATGGCGGTACACCGGATACTATTCTTGTTGGTTCATCGAACAAACAGGTCATTTCCGGTCTTACTCAGTCAGTATCTGAGTTAAGAACCGCTACTAATAAAGCAGCTCCTGCATCGGTTGTAGCAGCTGTTGACGTTTATGTATCCGATTTTGGGACGTTCAAAATAATTCCAGATCGGTTTCAACGTGCTAGAGATATGTGGTTTATCGACTTCGATT